GACACGATCTTGTACGTGATGCCGGGGAAGTTACAGGGCCCGAGGTTGTTCTTCTCCTGGTCAAGGATGAACTCCTGCTCGGCCAGGAACTCCTCCTCCGGATCATCCGTCTGTTCCCTGGGAGCCTTGCCGACACTGAAGACGGCTCGGGCCACCTCCAGGAAGGCCCGGGAGCCGACGAACTTCGACGACACATCGGATCCGGTCGACTTGTTCAGGTGGGCCAGGCCGATGATGGCGCATTCGGTCCTTTCGGCCACCCGACGAAGCGGCTCCAGGGCCGTCCGCAGCTCCTTGGACTGGTTCACGTTGATCTTCGAGGAGATGTTTGACAGAAGCGGGTCGAGCATGACCACGGCTGAGTTGGTCTCCCGGATCAGCCTCTCGATCTCCTTGCAATCGGCCGGGAAGTCGGGGGATCCGTACTGTCCACACTCCGGGTCGACGAATACCAGAGAGATCATCTCCGGATCAGCCCCGGCCGCCAGCATGCGTGGGTAGATCGTCTTCTCCGTGGAGTCCTCGGCCGCGATGTAGATGACGTGGCGGGGAATCCCGTGATACTCGCCCTCCATCTGGCCGGTGGTGATGTCGGCCGCCCACTTGGCGAGGATTGACGACTTGCCCGTCCCCTCACGGCCACCCAGGAGGGTGATTTCGCCGAGTGGGATCCGGTCCTTCCATAGCCACTTGGTCCGCTGGAGGGTGTAGGTGCTCAACGGCCTGGCGATGAGCCTCCTCTGGGTAGGGTCAACCGATTCTGACCCCGCAGCGGGCTTCTCAGACCGTTGTGCCTGGTCGGGCGGGCCCATCAGGGCATCCCAGTTCTCGTCCTCGTACGGATTGGGGCGGTCTGCCCCGTATCCCAGCCGGCGAAGAGCGGTTGCCGCCGCAGCGAAGTTGTCCCGGCCGTGATTCAGTTCCGTGTATACGGCGAACTTGGTCAACGGCTCCTCGGTGGGCAGGCCGGCCGACGAGGAGAAGACGTACATCCGGTCTCGGTCATTGGCGTAGCCGGTGGAGGCCGAGTGGCCGAGCTTCGGATCCTTGCCGGGGCGGACCCAGAAGTCCTCACGGCCCTGGTGGTGGCTGAAGGTCCAGCCGTGCGGCTCCAGGATCTCGGCCCATGAGGTGACCCGCTCGTAGTGGTTGCCGGGCGTCTCGAAGTCCGACAAGGCACGCTGAGCTGGCGACATGGCCGTGTACTGCGGCACCTCGCGTGACGGAAGGACCGCGGCTTGGGGTCGCTCGTCCAGGGCCTTCTTCAGGACGCCATGCAGCTCGTTGCGGAGGCTGAACGGGATCGTCTGGATCCCTCGGGGCAGGCAGCCGTTGATGGCTCGCCAGTCCTCGCCGGTCGCGTGGACCTTGCCCCCGGTCGGGGCGACGATTACGTAGCCGCCTTCACCTCGGGTTTCGGCGAGACATTCGTTACTGACGTTATTGGCAATCTTAGTGTTGCCAGGAACTGTGCCGTCCCCAACTCGATAAAGAAGGTGAATTCCCCCAGAAGGGGTGTGTTCGGCATATGTCCTGTGCCCGAGAACCCACTTGTCCCAGTTGTCGAATTCGACATCGGCCACTTCCTGGATCTTGTCGAAGTGCTCACCGTCAGTGGCGCGGGCCTCCAGCTCGGTCATCTCCAGGTTTCCCGACACGGCCCCGCAGATGACGGCGATCCCGTACTCCGGGTTATCCGTCCACCACTGGGTGATCCGGGCCAGGCTGGCCGGCTTGGACTGGTAGCTCTTCCACTCGACGGCTGGCTTCTTCGATCCATCGGTACGGATGGGGATGACACTGCATCCTGCGGCGGCCCACTCCAGGGCGGCTTGGAGGTTGTCGGAAGTCCCGGCCTTGGTTACCATTACACCTACATTCATGCATTTGTGGTTGGCACGGATTGAGGACCCCTGTGGCGGGGGTCCTCTTTCATTTCCATGGTCTTTCATCCCCAGCGCGGTCCGTCGAGCGTACCGCTCCGGATCTAAGATCCGGTAGGCTCAACGGCGTAGGGACTGATCCTCCCTACAGACACGGCGACCTTCAGGGTGACTTGCGGGGCATCGTGATCCTTCCTCTCCTGTTAGATGCGAACGGCCCATCCAGACTCAGCTGGATGGGCCGTTCGTCATTCATCTGTTAGAACGGCGGCTCGTCGTAGTCGTTACGGAGCGAGCGCTGGTGCTCGGCCGTCCCCGCACGGATCTTGTCCAGCGTCGACTGGTTCGCGGCGGCCGGCTGCGGCTGGCTCTGCGGGGCGGGGGCCGGCTGGGACGCCACAGGGGCCGTCATCCAGTCGTCCGCCTCCACCGCAGTGGGCCGCTGGAACCAGCAGGCGAAGACGTTCTTCTTCAGGCCCTCCTCGAAGACCTGTTCGACGAACTTCACCTTCAGGAGGCCGCCGATCTCCACGTTCGGAGCTCCGGCCCTGCCAAGGGCGTCCTGCAGGGCGTACTTCATCTGGCCCTTGACGAAGATGGCGCGGATGCCGTCGTCCTCCTCGTCATCGCGCCGGTCCGTCTGGACCCGGACGATCATCTGGAGCATCGGCTTGCCGGAGTTCTCGTAGAACTTCAGCTTGCCGTGCACCGTCGGATCCGACGGCTTGTAGACCGTCTGCTGGACCATCTTCTTGCTGAGGACGACACCGCCCTCGACCGATCCGGGGACCGGCGATTGGCCGGCCTGGGTGGCGCCGAAGCGGGCCGAGCGGGTCTTGGCCGCTCCGGACATCCACTCGTCGGGATCCCAGACTTCCTGCACGGGTTGAGACATGTTCCCTATCTCCTTCTATTTGCCCCGTAGGGCCCTGTAATTACCTTGGTTACTTCGTGGTCGCGATGACCACGTTAGCGCCGGGAGTTCCGCAGGACATGGCCGGCGGAAGATTGGCGCCCATATCCCGGAGCAGGTTCAGGCAGTTCTGGTAGAGCACGCCCGGGGTTAGGTTGCCGGCGGCCAGGAGGGTGTTGGCGTCAGCGATGAGCTGGGCTGTCTTCTTCTTCTGGTCGGCGATCCGGGTGTCGGTGGTCGCGTTGATCATCAGGCCGATCTGGTCCTCGATCGCCTTGGAGTACTTCGGCGGGAGGATCTTCGGGTTAGAGACGATCAGGCCGACCGGAACGGCCGACTTCATCTCGGCCAAGACCTTAGCGGCCAGGTCCGACATCTGGACCGTGATCTGCCCGTCCGCCCCGACGACCGCCAGCGGGTTGAACGTCTCGAAGACGTCATTGAGGGCGGCGGCCAGGTCGCGCTGGATGACGTTGGCCTGGATGTTCGGGAAGGTGCGGTACTGGCGGTAGAGCGACAGGAAGTTGTTCTTGGTGGTGTCGATTTGCCACTGGATCGAGGCATCCACCGTGGCGGTGCCGCCATTGCCCAGCCGGACCGCCTGATCCACCGTGAGGGTCTGGACCGTGGCGTCGAAGGTCTCCACGGATGCCCAGGGGGCCTTGGGGTGTGCGCCGTTATCCATCACGTCGCCCGGCTGTCCGAGGGTGATCGGGATGGCCAGGTTCCGCGCCGGCACCACCGTGTAGCTGCTGAAACCGATGACGATCATCGCCAGTGTGGCCAGGCCGAGGCCGACATAGAAGACGATGCGCTTGACGAGCTTCCTGTCGTCGATGTTGTAGCCCCTCTCTTCCTCCAGCTCTGGAAGCTTCAGGCGCTTGCCGACGACCATTGCGATGAGGCCGAGCAAGAGCAGTACAACCATGAAGATGAACAGTCCCATGTGATCCTTCTCCTCTTGTCAGTCGTGCGAGTACTCGTCGATGGTGATGCCGGTCCGGCTCACCTTGACCTGGCAGTGATCTCCGAAGAGATCCAGCAGGACATTCTCGAAATGGCCACCCTCGATGGCCAGGGTCATGTCGCGGGCCACCCGATAGTGGTGCTCGTCGTCGCCGACGTAGACGCCGGGCTTCCGGGTCGAGCCGTAGCCGGCCGTCCAGTAGCCGTCCGGGTACGTCAGCTCGCCAAGGGTTGGGTGGCTGTCGAACTCGAAGTCATCGGGGTCCAGCTCCTCATCATCATCCGATTCCTGGAAGGCGAATGGCCCGATCGGAGGCTTGACGTCCTTGACGGTGCGGACCCAGAAGCCATGGGCACTGAACTCGCAGGGATCGCCATCGTTGAAGTACGGCGTGCACTGGCGCCAGCCGAAGTCCACGAAGAACTCGTCATCCAGGAGAGCCTTGACGTGGGCCTCGAAGTCCTCCTGGCTGTACTGGTCCACGCGGGTCGACCCGGCCTGAGGGGTTCCGATGATCGGGATCCCCAGGAAGTTGCGCTTGATCTCGTCGGTCATACCTTCTCCTCGTAGACGGTCACGGTCTTCTCGACCGGGTAGACCTGGATGAACTCGATGTCGTCGTCATAGCCACCCTCTTGCAGTTCGGTGGCGCCCTCCTCGTACAGGCCCTTCCAGAAGGTGCCGTCCGATTTCAACTTGACGACGACCATGAAGACGATGCCCCATCGGGTCTGGCCGTCGATTTCGTGCTGGACGGCCTCGATCCCTTCGCCGTTGTAGAACTGTTCACGAGTCAGCTTCACGCTGCCTGATCCTCCTTCTCCTGATCGCCCTTGAGGATGTGACTCAGGGGCAGCTCCTTGCGCCGACTTCCGGACATCCAGCCCTCGATCGGCATGTTCTTGATGTAGTCGGCCGGGCTTGGAAGCCAACCGAGGTCCTCGATGATGTGCCGCTCGGCGATGAGCCTGACCGGGACCTCAATGAGGCCCTCGACCGTTTTCTTCTCGACCCAGATGGTTCGACCGAAGATTCGCTGGCAGAGCCACACACCTTCGGTGTGGTGGTACACGGAACGGTGCCGGACATCCCCGAGGATCTTCTTCGAGGAGTCCAAAAACTCCTCGATCTCGATGTAGTCCTGCCAGGTCCCGCCCCACTTCGAGGCGGCCGACTTGGCGTGCATGATCGAGTTGATGGCTACCTCCTACGGGTAGGTCGAGCCGGGCGGGTGAGCCACGTAGCCGTCCTGGCTTACGGTGATCCAGCCGGTCTTGTCGTGCTTGGTGTCGTCGGCATCAGCCCGGAGCTCCAACGACCAGGACGGATCCACCCAGTACTGGTGATGAGTGGTGATGGACAGGCTGCAGCTTCCGTCCTTCCGGTAGCTCATACAGTCCGTGGAGTTCCAGTAGTTGTAGTGGCCGGGGCTGTAGTCCCGGTCGATGACCTTGCCGTGATGCGGGGGGTTGCTGCAGCCAGCCAGGAACGCCAGGGCCGCAGCGCCGAGCAGAAACTTCTTCATAATCCTTCCTCCTCAAAGGAGTACGAGTCGTTGCCTGTCGCCGGTTTTCGGGTCCTCGATGAAGACCAGTTTTCCTTCATCGAAGAGTTTTTCCAGGTAGACGTACAGTTGAATTGATCTATTCACAGTGTCAGTCGTGTTGTACTCGGTTATCCGGAGTGCCTCATGAAGTGCAACGACGGCCCGAGGGACAAGATTGACGGTGATTCGCGTGAGCTTGTCACTCATAACAGCCCATCCCATTCCTTAAGGGACTTTTCCATGTTCGTTTTGGCGTCGGTGTTGCCAGGACAGCCGGTGGCATCCGGCAGGTCATCCTTGGTGCCGGGCTTGAAGAACGGGCAATACCAGCAGCCGGGGCCGGGCTCCTTGGAGATCTGGGGCCAGTTGGCCGCCCTCTCCGGAAGCTGCAGCTCGTTCATCTGGTCGACGATGGCGTACATCCGATCCAGGGCCTTGAAGGCGATCAGCTCGTCGTAGGGCTCCCGGTGGATGAACATGTTGGTGATGAGGCCGTTGCGAGGCAGGAAGACCAGGACGATATCCCGAACCTTCCGGCCGGCTCGGACATTGCCCAGCCCGTAGATGTGACCCTGCACCCGGTAATGCATCGGGATGAGCGAGATGTCACCCAGGCTCATCTTCTTGATCTTGTCTGCCGCTGCCGATTTGTAGTCCACGACGTCGCCGGTATATAGGTCCGAGCTCCCGGAGATGACATCGTCCGCGTGAACCCTGGTTTCGGTAACCCACCGAAGGCCTGCGGTCTGGCCGTTGACGTTCTCCAGGATGTGGTGCTCCAGGTAGCGGTCGACGGCCTTCTGCATCCAGGAATGGATGCTGGTGCCGACGATCCCGGCCCATGGATCGAACCGGAAGTTCACCTGCGGCATCGCGGCCAAAGTTCTGGCCATCCGTTGGTCGCAGGTGTTGCCGATCTCCGAGGGGCCAATGGCCAGCTGCTGCGACCGGGCTGAGTTGCGGTCCGCCCAAGTAATGATCTCCAGCAGCTGCGCTCTCAGTTCCTCGTTGCGCTCCTTGATCTCCTGCTCATGATGGTCAGCGCAGAGCGGGTGGACCTGCAGGCCCATCTCCGCCAGCGCCGGGGCCATATCTTTTCCACAGACTGGACAGTTCATTTCCTCTTGGCCGCCTTCAGCTCCTCGACCTGTTCCACCGGGATGTAGGTCCCGAGGATCCCCATGTCGTGGCAGGTTATGCGGCCGGACTGACACATCTCGGTGAAGGCCGGCGAGGACAAGGAGCGCCCCAGCTGGCCAGCCAGGAGAGAGAGCGGATAGAGGTTGGCGACATGGATCCCCTGGGTTCCGAACTTCGTGGCCAGCGCAACCAGGTCGGCACAGAACTGCCCGATCCGAGCCGCCGTGGTGGCCTGGATGCGGCCGGCGAACTCGGGGTCGTCGATCCAACGCTTCAGGGTCTGGGTGTTGGTGTGCAGGTGACCGGCCATGCGGCTGTAGCTCAACGCGAACAGCTGACGAAGGAACTCCAGCTCGTTATTGCTCAGCGCATGCCGGCCGACCTTCTCGGCCTCGGCGAATGGTAGATCTGCCATGACTCCCTCTCTCTTTGCGAGATCATAGCACCCCCGAGGGGGGAGGGGAAAGGGCCCCCCGGAGCGTCGGGCATCCGGGGGGCCTCTCCTTGCCGGCAAGGGCACAGGTACTCCATGGTCTAGCAGGACCGGGAGTCCTTTGGGTCATAGGGGCGAAGTGAGCAAAGCCCACCCCCAATGCCTCGCCGGCTGGCCTAGATGTACTTCTGGCCGACCATCGCGGCCGGCTTGGTGGCCGCCTTGAAGGGCGGGGCCCACTTGGCCTGCAGGCGCATGATGTCGTCGATGCTGATACCGGGAACTCCGGCGAACTTGGCGATCAGCTTGCGGCTGATCTCATCCGGCTGACGGCTCATAGTTTCTCCTCGATGACGTCAGCGATCTGGTTGAAGTCGTACCTGAAGTTGTCGTTGAAGGTCGTCAGGTAGCGCTCATGCATGACGACCACCTCGTTTGCGGTGTGCCCATCGATGGGAAGTTCGGCCCATCGAAGGACGGCCATCGGAAGAGTGGCGTCGCTCTGATCCATGGGATTCGCCGGGTCCAAGTAGGACTCTGCCTGGCGGACGATGACCCCGTCCTTGACGGCTATCTCGCAGAGCACGCCGAGGCAGCAGAACGCGTCCCCGAGGATGGGGTCCGGCTCGACCAGGACCTCCTGGGTCTGTCGGTATTCACCGCTTCGCAGCGCCTCAATCCAGCGCCTCTTGATGTCCGGGTTCACAGCTGCTCCTCGATCATGTCGGCGATCTCGTTGAAGCTGGCCTCGCCACTGTCGTTCCAGGCCGTCAGGGACTTGGTCTTCCCGTTTTTGGTGGTCGTTTCGGAGTTGAGATGGCTTAGGCCAGCCCACCGAATGATTGCGTTGGTCAGGATGTGAGTGGCCACCTCGCCCTCCTCATCGGGCTGAACGTAACCGATATAGGAACGGTCGTGATACGTCTTCCGGACAAGGATGTCGTCTTCGACGGCGATCTCGCACAGCACCCCAAGGCAGCAGAATCCCTTGCCGGGTTGGTTCAGAACTTCCTGGTGCTGCGGGTACCTACCGCTACGCAGGGCCTCGACCCAGCGCCTCTTGATGTCAGCATTCAAGGTGATCCTCCTGTTGTAGATGTTCGACCCGCCCATACTCACCGGATTGTCGTCCTCCAACGACCGCGACGGGTATGGGCGGGCCTTGCTGGCTGGGGGGTCTCGAACCCCCGACCTCCGCCCCTGAAGGGCGGCGCTCTATCCCCTGAGCTACAGCCGATTCCGCCCGCGTCTCATCCAGCCTGGGACATTTCCCAGACCGAAGCGCCCATGACGGCGTTCCTAGCTTCGCGAGTTAGTCAAGCTCGCTAACCGGACCGGGCAGGCTGACTAGACCTGACGTGGACCAGGAGGGAGATCGAACCCTCTGGCAGCCGAACGGGATAGGCCCGCACCCAGACTCCCAGCCGCCTGGCTGACCCTTGCGTCCCGTAGGAGAGAGTCGAACTCCCAACAAGGCCCCTAGGAAGAGCCCGCTCTATCCGTTGAGCTACTACGGGTTGGAGCTGGCACCGGCGGGGGTACCCGCCCCGGGGTTTCCGATGCCAACGTGATCCGTGTCCGACTTGAACGGACGACACCCGACTTAAGAGGACGGTGCTCTGCCAGCTGAGCTAACGGACCATTTAGTTGTGGAGTGCAGGTACATGTGTAGTAAGGGGGCCCACTTCTCCCTGCTTAGTAGTTGGCACCCGTTTCAGTGCGTTTCACGCTGGGGCAGGAGGATTTGAACCGTCCGTCTTATGCGTCGTCACGCCGCTCTGCCTGAACTGAGCTATACCCCATTGGTGGACCCCCCGGGATTCAATCCCTGCCAGCACCGTGGCGTCGATCAGGGTGCCCGTCCTCAAAGCGATCAACTCCGAGTGGTGCATCGAGGGCCGGAGAGGACTCGAACCTCCATCTCCCCGATGCGAACCCCACCCTTTACCTCCACGCAGTCCCGTGGATCCAGGTGGGCGGGGACTCTGCCAATTGAGCTACCGGCCCTTGCTGCGGCCCCCCTCCTGGTAGTGGGGGCTCGCCCATCAGTTAGATGGGACTCCTGGCGAACCAGCGCATCGTTGGGGCTGCGGGAATCGAACCCGCTGTGCTTTCCCTTGTTCGGATACACAGTGCAACCGATGGCCCCACGGCATGAGATCTGAGATCAGAATCGGCTCGGGAACAAGGTGCTCTGCCGGTTGAGCTACGTCCTTGCGGACGGCGGGACTCGAACCCGCAACCACCCTCTTAACAGGAGAAGTATCCGAACCTGTCGCACCAGACCTCATGCGTTGTGTCGATCTATCCCACGTTATCGACTCACCTGATCCAACTCGTCTCTTCAGGCTCCCGACACGGTTCGACAGTGAGGCCTGTGTCTACACCGTGCAGTGTGCTGGTCGGTCGCGAACCGATGTTCCCTTTACCCGCCCAAACGGGTCCGGAGTCCAGCACTCCATGTGAAAACCGATTACCCGTACTTCCCCTCAGGGGCGAGGCTCCGAGTGGGTAGCTGACCTATCACATATCAGTCAACCTCGTTACCTCGCTGGATAACCAGCCGTGTGTGATGCCCTGGCTCTGCTCCAGGTTCCCGCCCGTTCTCACGCGGCAGAATGCCCTCCCCGGACCCTATCCGGTAGCACATCACGGCCCAGGTCAGCACTGGGCACTGCCATCGAAGATTCGACTCGGCTGCTGAAACCGACCCTCTTCTGCGCCGCTAGCTAGACGACGTTGAGCCGGCAGGAGGATTTGCACCTCCTATGACAGGTCGCGATCCCGCCACCACCCAGGCGTTCCTTCCCGGGGACAACACTAGTAACCGGCACGTTCATTACGTGGACGTCGTGGACTTGAACCACGCCAGGGGACATGCCCTGCCCACACCGGGTCATGACTCCGATGCTCGTCCGGGCCCCGAGGTGCACCTCGTTGCCTATTACCACCTGACCTACGATTCGCCTTCCCGTCTCAGGGGATGGTGGCCACGGGTTTCAACCGTGTCTCCAGCAAGGACCATCAGGTAGCCCCCTGTGGCCGTCGATGGATCTGCCCCACCGACCACTGCCAGCACATCACTTCCCTTAGCGACGCGGCCTGGGTGTGTAATCCAGGGCTGTCCGGACACTGCATCAACACTTCCGCCATCTTCTGGGTCGATCGGTGTTCTCCAGCAGCCGCTCTCGTCTAATGATCGGAGTTTGCCTCCGATTTCGGGCGCAGACGGCCTTGTTTCCTTGCGTAGCGGTGGGTGGGATTCGCACCCACGATCTCCTGGCTTATGAGGCCGGCGAGGACGACTGCTCCTCTACCCCGCTTTGAAACCCCCCGGCTGCCGTGTGACCGGTCCAGAGCCCTTGATCTGGATGACGGCCCGGCTTGCCAGGGGGTTGAACACAGCACGAGGGGAAGTTATCCAGGGCGCCTCGGCTGACATGAAGGACACTATCACCCCCACTCGGGGGGCGTCAACCCCGATCGGGCTTACGATCATCAACATGTCGTTGTCCCTGAAGAAGCGGGTCTCACTCCTCCCAAAGGAGCAGCGTGACGCCTGGATCAGGGAGCAGCCGGACTGGCTCCTGAAGGAGATCGCCCGCAATGAGTGGTGGTGGACTTCCCGGCCGGAACAGATTCCGCCCGACGGAGACTGGCTGGTTCATCTAGCTCTGGCAGGTCGCGGCTGGGGCAAGTCGATGGCCGGCTCGGAGTGGTTGGTGGAGCGCTGCCGCATCCACCCGTTCGACAAGGCCGGGACTCCGACCGAATGGCTGGTGATCGCTGAAACCCTGTCCGATGCTCGCCTGATCTGCCTGGAGGGCCCGGCCGGGATCCTGAGGGTGCTCGACCGGAGGGAGATCAAGTACCGCTACATCAAGTCGCCGAAGCCGATGATCCTTCTCCCTCAGGGGACCAAGATCTACTGCGAGGGTGCCGACTCCGAGGATGTCGGGCGAGGCTACAACGCCTCCGGCTGCTGGCTGGATGAGATCGCCAAATGGAAGAAGCCCCGGGAGAGCTGGTACAACGGCATCATGCCGTCCCTGCGGGCGGATCTCTACGGCGATCACCCCCGGGCCTTTGTCACCACCACCCCGAAGCCCATCGAGCTGATCCGGGAGTGGCTCAAGCGCGAGGACGGGACGGTCTCCATCGTCCGTGGCTCAACCTTCGAGAATGCCGACAACTTGAGCACCATCGTCGTTAATGAGCTGCGGACCCGCTACGAGGGAACGGCCATCGGCCGGCAGGAGCTCTACGGGGAGATGCTCGACCTCTTCGACAACGCTCTGTTCAGCGCCCTGGATATCGAGCGGAACCGGGTCGAGGACGTCCCGGACGAGATCGTCTCCATCGTCGTCGGCGTGGACCCCAACCTCACCGGCGAAGAGGACGAGATGGGCGTCGTCGTGGTGGCCCGGACCAAGGACAACCACCACTACGTACTCAGCGATCAGTCCTCCGTGGTCACCGGTCGTGCGGCGGCACTTCATTGCTGGCATACCGTCGCCCAATACGGGGCTGACGTCATGGTCTATGAGAACAACCTGGGCAAGGCCTGGATGGCCCAGGTCCTCCGGGATGCCTATATGGAGCTGGTGGGCCAGGGCCTCTTCCCGGAGGGGACATCCCCGCCGATGAAGTCGGTCGACTCGAAGCTGGGCAAGAAGACCCGTGCCGAGCCGGTGGCCATGCGGTACCAGCAGGGCAAGGTCCACCATGTCGGGGTCTTCAGGGAGCTGGAGAACCAGCTCATCAACTACGACTTCACCTCGGCCAAGGACTCCCCGGACCGCCTGGATGCCCTTGTCCACGCCTGCCGGCACCTTATGCTGGCCGAGAAGAAGATCATCCGAATGGCCACTCCGGTCGGCCAACCGCTCTATGTCCCTACCGACTTCGAGGGTTCCTACTTCGGCTGAGCAGTTCTAGCGGAGATCTTGCGCATATGCTATTGGCGTGCCCAACCTCCTTACCTTCGTGCTGGTCCTCCTGGCCGTGGCCCGGCTGACGAGGCTGGTCACAGTCGACAAGATCGGACATCCACTCCGTTACTGGATCACCATGAAGAATGGCGACCACGGGGCTTGGACATTTGCCATCCACTGCCCCTGGTGCGTGGGAATGTGGTTCTCCCTCGGAGCTGCCCCGCTCTGGTATTACTTCGGCCGGAATCCGATCTTCATCATGATGTGCACGGCGCTGGCGTTGTCGCATGCCGTGGGCCTGCTGGCCAAGACGGACCAGGGGGACTGAAGTGGCCAAGTGGAACTCACGCAATGTGGCCGTCGAAGAGGCCGCGAAGCCGGTCAGCCCTCGGAGCCTGATCGCCTCGGCCATCAATGTCGACTTCAAGAACCTGCTGTCCTGGAAGGGCTACATGCTCGGCCGGGATGAGTCCTGGCAGCGTGAGCTATGGCGTCTCTATGACGTGGTGGGCGAGTTCCGGTTCGGCGCCAACTGGATCGGCAACGCCTGCTCCAGGGCGACCATCGGCATCTACGACACCGACGAGAACGGCAAGGTGGCCGGCCGCTCCGAGGATCCGAGGATGCGGGCCCTGGAGACCACCCTGCTGGGCGGTTCGGCCGGACAGTCCGAGGCCCTACGCTTGATGGGCATCAACCTGACGGTCTCCGGTGAGCTGTTCATCGTGGGCCGGTCGGGTCGCCAGGATGATGAAGAGGACAAGTGGTTCATCGTCACCCCGGCCGAGCTGACCCGCTGGGCCGGCGGCGTCATGTACAACTACGGTGCCGGCCCGATGCAGCTCCTTGACGATGTCGACCTGCTGATCCGGGTCTGGACTCCGCACCCGCGTCGGGTCTGGTATGCCGACAGCCCGGCCCGTGGCGTCATGAATGTCCTGATCGAGATCGAGAGGCTGACCCGTTACATCTTCAGCCAGATCGACTCCCGTCTGGTCTCGGCCGGTCTGCTGGCCATCCCCGACGACATGGACTTCCCGGACAACGACGACACCCTCGGGGCGGCCGACTCCCTGATGTCCAAGCTGGCCGAGGCCGGCCAGGCCTCGCTGAAGGGTGAGGGCTCCGCTGCCGGTGTGCTGCCGATGATCATCGAGGTCCCGGCCGAGACGCTTGGCAAGATCCAGCTCATCAACTTCGCGTCCGAGCTGTCCAAGGAAGCCAAGGACCTGCGCGAGGAGGCGATCAACCGGTTCGCCTATGGGATGGATTTCCCGCCCGAGGTGCTCAAGGGAACCGGTGCCACCAACCACTGGTCCAGCTGGAACATCACCGACCAGACCATCAAGATCCATATCGAGCCGATCCTGACCAGGATCTGCGATGCGATCACCAAGTGCTATCTGCGACCGGCCGCCGCGAAGATGGGGCTCGATCCGAAGAAGTATGTCTTCTGGTTCGACACCTCCGGGATCGTCACCCGTCCCAACCGTCTCACCGATGCCGTCAACCTCTACAAGGAGAAGCTGCTCAGCGGGGCAGCTGTCCGCGAGGCCGGCTTCTTCCGTGAGGACGAGAAGATGTCGGTCGAGGAGCAGGTGACGATCTTCCTGGAAGAGCTGATGCTGCGTGACCCGACCATCTTCCAGTCGGCGGCCGTGCGTGAGTTGGTCGGCATCGATGAGAAGATGCTGCCCCCTGACGCCGTCACGCCGCCGCCGCCACCACCGCCTCCAAGCTCTGGAGCGCTTCCTAAGAACGCCATCGGCACCGTGCCCGAACGTCCCGCTGAGCCCCCGGCGAGGCCGGGTGTAACCGCATCCGTCTCGTCGGCCGGGCTGGCATTGGTGGCCGGCGCGGATCTGGCGGTGCGACGGGCGTTGGAGCTGGCCGGTGGACGTCTCATGGATCGGACCCACCGCTTCCCGGATACTCCGAAGCATGAGCTGCACACGAAGATCCGAGTCACCGACCGGGACCATGCTCAGCGCGTCCTCGGTGGAGCCTGGACACACGTATCCGCTCTGGCCGAACTCCTCGGAGACGTTGACACTGCTCAACTCACGGAAGTCCTCGACACTTACACCACGGCTGTCCTGGTCTCCGGACAGCCGCACAGCCCCGACGACCTGCTGAACACCCTTCGCCGGGAGGGCCTGGTCGATGGCTGACAGCCGGTCATCCATGGAGGGGCCGCTGGCTCGCCGGGTCCTCGCCGGGATGACCAGTTGGCTTTCCAGGGTGCGCGACGTAGTCCTGGCGGCTTGGAACCGTTGGCGCGGTCGCCCTGATCCGTCAGCGGTCTATCAGACCCAGCCGCTATGGGATCGGGTGGTCAACGCCCTGGTCCCGGACATGATGAAGGCGGCGAGGCTTGGATGGACAGAGACCACCGCCAGGCCCTACACCGGCCAGGAACAGTTCGTCTTCGACCAGATGGCGAAGGTTCGCAACCTGCTGACCCACATTCCGGACGAGACGGCCACGATGATCTCCGACGAGATCTCCAAGGCCGTCTCGATGGGGGCGTCCCCGGAGCAGATCGCGGCCGGCGTGCAGCGGATCCTCGACGTGACCGGCTCCAACTACTGGCCGAACCGGGCCAAGGTCATCGCGGTCACATCAGTCCATTCGATGGCCAATGCTGGTTCGCAAGCGGCGATGTTGATGCTGCAGGCCCGTTCTGATCGGCAGCTCCTCAAGGAGTGGGTCAGCCGGGAGGATGAGCGGGTCCGCCCGACCCATCATGTTGCCGACGGCCAGCGGGTTCCGGTGGCCTCATACTTCATGGTGGGCAGCTCGCCGCTGTTGTTCCCCGGGGATCCCGACGCCCCGGCCGGCGAGGTCGTCAACTGTCGCTGCTCGATGAAGCTCGTGGAGGCGTAATGGGATACCGCTGGCGTGGTCCCCTGGCCCCCTATGGCGTGCTGACCGGCGATGACCGGATGTTCAAGCGTGGCGGCGTGACCTCCCGCTCCACTCCGATGGCCCTGCGGTATCAGCCAGTAAGCAAGCCGGGTCACGCCGATGCCGTGGATGTCGCCTCGATTGATGAGATCAACCTGAATGGCGATCTCATTACCGGGGCCGGCCGGTTCCTTTCTCCTGATGTCGAACCACTGGTCATCCCGGCCATCGAGAAGGCTCGGATGGGGATCAACGGGGTCTCGGTCGATCTGGACAAGAGCAACTTCTCAGCGGAGATCGCAGTAGATCCCAGCGGCCGACGCTACCTGCACATGCTGACGGCCCGGATCATGGGCGCCACCCTCGTCTCCTTCTCGGCCTTCGAGGACCAGCGGTTGCAGATCTCCGAAGACTTCCAGGCCATGACCGCCTCGGCCTGGACGATCGAGGAGTATGACGACGCCGAAGAGGAAGCTCTGACGGCTGCGGTGAACGCTTCCGGCTGGGAAGGGCTCCCCATCGCCCAGCGTGATTCTGCATTCAAGGCCGATGAAGCCATTCAGCGGATCGCCGCCTGGTCCGGCCTGGGTACCGATCACTTCGATGCCGCCAAGCAGAAGCGTGCATTCCTGTGGATGGATCCGAACAAGGATCCGTCCGACTACACCGCCTATCGGCTTCCGGTCGGCGACATTGTCGGCGGGAAGCTGACGATCATCTACCACGCCATCTACGCTGGTGCTGCGTTGATTAACGGCGCTCATGGCGGACTCCCGGCGATCTCGCCCGAGGAGAAGGCCCGCCTGGTGCCGGTCATCAACAACATCTACAAGGCGATGAGCGAAGCATTCAATGACGACCTGGAGCCGCCATGGAACCAGGGAGCGACGACAAGGGCCCTGACCATCGAGGAGATCGAGGGGCTGGACGCGTGGGAGGCTGAATTGACCACCAGGACTCAAGGGGACCAGCTGGTCAACGGGATCGTGGCCGGCGGTGGACCGCTGGCTCCTCCGGCCGAATGGTTCCATGACCCGAAGCTGCCCGGCCCCACCCGACTCAAGGTCACCGACGAGGGACAGGTCTACGGCCACCTTGGCCAGCTCGGGGTGTGCCACACCGGCTACTCCAACGTCTGCATCACGCTGCCGGACTCCAAGACCGAATACGCCCGCTTCCACCAGGGCGACGTAGTCTGTGCCAATGGAGAACGGATCGCGGTTGGGAAGATCACCCTCGGAACCGGCCACGCCGGAACGTCGCTTGCTATGCGAGCTGCCGTCGAGCACTACGACAACACCGGAACAGTGGTTGCGGTCGTGCGAGCCGGGCGTGACAGCCATGGCGATTGGGTTGCGGGATCTCTGGTTGCTGGCCTCGATCCAGCTAGGGTGGCCGAGCTGCGCCGCTCCCCTCTGTCGGGTGACTGGCGTTATTGCCAGGAGACAGGCGGACTTGAGCTCATCGCGGCCCTCGCTGTCAACAGCCCGGGTTTCCCTGTGACCGAGGTCAAGGACGGAAAGCAGTTCTCGATGGTCGCGGCCGGCATGGTGGGCGAGGACATCCCCGTCGAGGTTCTGGTTGCCGATGCCGAGCAGGTGGAGCAGGAACAGTCCGAGCCGGTAACCGTTGCGGCGGTGGCCGACGAAGTCCAACGGCGCGAGATGCGTACCGAACGCCTGGCTACCATCCTGGCCAGGGATCAGATGGGGCGGGTTGCTCGACTCGCCAAGTTGACTGGAGAGTGACATGGCTTGTTGCGGACAGACCCCGGACAACACCGTATGGACGGTGACCCTTCCGGACGGCACCACCAAGGACATCATCGGGGAGATGGCGGCCACGGTGGAGATCACCCGGGCTGGCGGCGGCACGAAGCGGAAGAAGTCGTGAAGCCCAGCGTTGGACGCATCGTCCACTACGTTGGTTATGGGCAGCTCTGCGTGGCCGCCGTAGTTACGCTGGTACTTCCGGAGTTCTCGCCTGGCGGCCCGTTGGAC